GTCTGTGAGCGCTGTATCAAGATCGTCCCTGACAAGCCGCACGTCGTCGGTCGTCACGTCCATCCAGCTCGTCCAGCTTCGCTGATCGGACGCGCCTGTCACAAAGCTTGCCCTGACCTGATAGGCGATATTGGGCACGAGACCATCGGAGATCAGCACACTGCCCTCGGAGGCCTCGGCGAAGAGCCCGCGCTGCACCAGCGCGCCCGTCGCTGCAATGCGCAGCTGCCAGGTTACCCGGAGAGACTTGTTGGGCGGGACAACCCAGCTCAGCAGGATGCCGGGGCGCCGGCCCCTGCCCGCGTCATCGGGGATCTCGAAGGCCGCAGCGCTGGCCGAGATCAGCGGCGGCGCCGGCGGCGCCATGGTGGCCGCGACCACACCCGCAGAGACCCAGCCGCGCGTCTTCCCATCCGCCCCGACCGCGCTCACCTCGACGCGGTAGCTCTCACCCTCCTCGAGCACGCCCGTCAGCAGGGTGTATTCGCCCGCTGCAACCTTTTCCCCGTAAACCCATGCGGCCTCTGCCTCGGCATCGGACCACCGCAGCTGCAGGGTCATCCCCTCGGCCGCCGCTCCCGTCACGAAGGGCGCGAGCTGCACCGCGATGCGCGGGCGCACCGACAGATCGGGCAGCACGAGTTGCGTGAGGCTCGAGGAATAGGCCGAGATCACCACCGGCGCCGGTGGCAGGCCTGCAGTGGCCGGATCGCGCGGCGCGGTGATCACCGGGCTGTAGGGCGGGATGGTCCCGCTGTCCGCGTCGAGGATGGCGGGCACCGCGTCCACCAGCTGCAGCTCGGCGCTCTCATCCGGCTTCGGTCGCACGCTGGTGACGATGAGATCCACACTTTCCTGCATCAGCTCTTCGACGATCACCAGGTCACCCACCGCAATGTCGCCGGCCGCCACATTGGTGGCCGGCGTCCAGACGCGGGTCTGGGGGGCGACCGGCGAGAGCGCGGTGAAGCTCTGATTGCCGCCGACGTTTCGGACCAGCATGCGGAAGCTGTCCTGGTCGAAGTCGAAGACATCGTCGAGCGCGAGACTATCGACGAACCCGTCGCCGCCCACGGTGATCGCCTTGATGCGCGCCTGCCCCACGCCGATCAGCGGCACGTCATGCACGAAGCGCACCTTGTCGCCGCGTGTGACGCGCAGGTGCTCCCAACCCACTTGCAGCGTGTAGGTGGCCGGGCGGTTCAGCGCGGAGGCGAGATGGTACCGGCCGAGCCGGTAGACGTTGCCCTCGTCTTCGTCCTCGGCGGTCACCACCACGCCGGGCAGATCGAGCGTTTCGAGCTCACTCGCTGTCTGCCTGGTGAAGCCGTCGGCCAGAACGAGGATTTCGTCTTCCTGCCACTCGAGGCGCTCGGAGCGCGCCTTCACCCGGAAGCCGTGGATTTCACGCGGGAAGCGATGCTCTGCCTTGAAGCCCCAGCTGTTGCGCGGCGTGAAGACCTGACGCACCGGCCCGGCAGCGTTGTCGCGGATGATCGACCACTTGAGGTCGGTCAGGGTGCGCTTCGCCCGCCCCGCGGCCGCGATGATGTCGAGCACCTCGCCGAGCTGCGTTGCGGTGTCGACCACGTAGTCGCAGGTCCAATGCGGCTCTTCCGTCGCCCAGGCTCGGAACGCCTCGAGGTCGATCCGCTCGTCGCGCACGGGCCGCCGAAGATGCTTGCCGCGGATCGCCTGCAGAAAGCCCCAGGCCGGATGGCGCACCGGTTGCGGTGCGGTCCACCCTGATCCGGTCCACACCGGCGCCAGCTGCTGCACGATCGCATTGAGGCTATCCACCTGACCGTTAAGCTGGTCGGTCGCCTTGATGCGAAACGCGACCTCGGCGATGCCCTCGGGACTCGGCAGGTCGCCGTCGCGGAACGAGCGGATCGCGGTGAGCGTGCAGGTGTTCACATCGCCGGGGTCTTCGTCGATCAGCCAGCGCCGGGTGATCCGGATCGCGTATTCTCCGGGCTCCGGGAAGGTGAGGGTTTTTGTCCAGCGGAAGAGCGTGGTGCTCTTGGCCTGAATGTTGTCGAGCCCGAGATCGACCCAATCCGCCTCGACAAGGCCACCCTCGGTGGACTGATACTCGAACTGGAAGTCGGTGCCATGCCCGGACACCTTGCCGCTGCTGCGCGTCTTGTAGAGGCCCTGCGGGAAGCTCAGGTCGATCGCCGCGCTCGATGTCTCGACGCGGGTGTATTTCACCACCGGCACGTCCTGCTGCGGAACATCGCTATAGCCATCCTCGGCCACATCGCGCGGATAGAGGCGCATCGTCTCCGATCCCGAGCGCCATCCGGCCGAGGTCTCTTGATAGGTTGCCCGCGCCTCGGTGACGGTCACGGCGTCCGAGCTGATGGCCTTCCAGATCAGCGAGGCGCTGTAGTTCGGCACGGTCGCCACGTCCGTCAGGCGCACGCGCCACGCCCGATTTATGCCGTCAGCGCCGAAGGTGACCGAGGACCAGGTGAATCCCGTGGTCACGTCGGTCCACGTCTGCACCTGCGTCCATGCCCCACCATCCTCGGACTTTTCGAGGACAAGCGACACATGTTCGATGTGCCGACCGGTGGAGATCGCCACGGTGATCGAGGCGGACTTCGCAGCCTGTGCGGGCTCGAAGGTATAGGTGTCGCCGACCTTCAGGAGACGCGCCTGCGGCGCATGGCTCTCTTCGGACTTCGGCTTCACCAATGCCTCGAGGTCCGGCATGGCGGCGAGTGTCCGCGCCTTGTCCACGTTCCGGAACTCAAGTTCCAAATCTCTGTATTCGGTGATCGGCGTGGTGCCGATCCGCAGATCTTCGAGAGCGATCCCATCGGACGCCCAGCCGAACGTCATCCGGCCTATGTAGTAGATGTCGCGTCCGACAGTTTCCGAATACCCGGTGGCGGTCAGGGCCGGGAAAATCCGCTGTCGACCGATCACATAGGGGAAGACGCCATAGCGGTTCGCCGCATTGCCCACGCCGGTGATGGCGTAGTTCTGCGGCCCGGTACCGCTGCCCCCCTGCTGTGCCGGCGGAATGAGCGCGTTGATCGCCAGCGCGCCCGCAACCGTGATGGCGGCATAGGTCAGCGCGTAGCCCGTCGTGCCCGCAGCGAAGAGGGCCGCGGCCCCTGCCTCAGCCGCCCATGGGAGCGCCGCCGAGGCTACGAGGGCCAGCGAGCCGGGCTCGCGTACCGGAAACGCAATCTCAACACGCGCACCGACCTTCGGTCGCACACGGTCCCACAGGGGCAAGGGAACAGCTGTCACCTGGTCACCCCGGATCAGCCGGACGGCCGGGTACGTCTTGAAGCGTTCACAATCAAGGCCCGCGCGGGAGACGATCTGCGCGACCGACAAGCCGACCGGAACGCGCATAAGCTCCCACTCCGATCGGAGCAACGGGTGACGATCGACGGAGACCTCGATCAAGTCCCGAGAGGTTTGGAGATCAAACAAGGCGGTAGATTCCTTCGAGCTTCCCGAGCCAGTTCATGCCGCGCCACCGTTCGATGCGGCTGCCAGCAGTAGCGTCAATGTGGAGCATGTTGCTGTTGTCGAGCGCGTATCCGATATGGAGCGGTCGCCCGGAGGATAGAAACAAAAGGGCGTCGCCCTCGATCGCGGTATCGACACGCTGGAAGTGCGCGCGATAGCGATCAACAGTTCCAAGGCGCACGGCATCTTCCATCGTGCAGGCGGGATCAGGGATCACCACGCCGCGCCGGGCGAGGTGCAGGGCAATGAAGAGCCCAAGGCAGTCAAAAGCGGTCGGTCCCCGCCCCCGCACCGCGTAAGGCAGGCCGATCCAAGCATCGGTCCACATTGGATTTTCCAGATTTAGAAGGGACCGGCGGAGGCTGGACTCCAGCCCCTGCCGGTGCTCACCATCGCGTCGCGACAACAAACGATGGAGAATCAGGTTGCATTACGAGTTGATTTTTGACGCCGCCATCAATCAGGAAAAAGTTGGAACCTTCATAGGTTGGACAAACGCCCGAATGATAGAAGGCATGAGCGAGCTTACCATTGCTATGAGCACCACAGGAGGCAATGTCGCTCAGGGTTTGACGATGATGAACTTCATGAAGTCTCTTGGTATCCCAATAACCATTCACAACATCGGAACTATTGATTCAGTAGGGATAGCAATATATGCGACCGCCTCGACGAGATTAAGCAACAATAACGCATCATTTACCTTTCATGGCGCTGGAATAACGACATCTGAGAGGCTTGACGAGGAAAGGCTCCAGCATTTCTTGGACCTGATATCCACGCAAAACGCTCTAATATCGAAAGCGATTCAGGAAGCATGCGGACTTAGCCCGGAGAAATCGCGAGAGCTTTTGGTAGGCGAACAAACAAAGTCAGTCGCCTGGGCTATCGAGAATGGTCTTTGCCATGCAGCTCGTGATTTCTCACTAACGAGAACCGAAAAGACTTTCCATCTAACCTAGCTTTTTCAACACCGCACTCCAAAGGCTGGCCGCGATGTCAGCATCGTGGCCGGCGTTCATGGTGTAGCTCTGAAGGTATTTCAGTGCGTCGCCAGCAGCTACGTCGCTCGAGGTTTCGGCGACTGACTCGACATCTTCGCTCAAACAATTAACCGCGTCAGACACAGAAGCGATCTGCGCCTCCAGTTCTGTGATCCTGTTATTTGCGCTCGAAACCATCCCCTCCAGTGCCGCCAGCCGGCCAGAAATCGCAGGCGATCCCGACAAATCGACCACCCCCTGATCCGCGCAGGGAACAAAGCACTCTTTATCCTTCGACATCACATATCTCCTTTTCAGAACAGCGCCGGCGTCGTGCCGGGCGTCATTTCCAGATAGCCGAACTGCTCTTGTAGGATCGGCTCGATTGTCATCACGCCGCTGATGGTCAGGGCGTCATATTCAATGCCGGTGATCTCGACCTCGAACGGCCCGACCTCGACGACATCAGGATGCGAGGTCAGCACATAGACCACCCGCCCCAGCACCTCGCCGGTGATCGCCCGGAACTGGCCGATGATCTCGCGCGAGACGTTCGACGCGGTCCACTTGAGCACCGGGAAACCCTTATCGCGGTCATCCGGCAGGGTGATCTGGAACGGGAACGGCAGGTATTCCTCGCCACCGTGGGTCAGAGGCTCGGTGTCCCGCACCAGGCAGACCGGCTCGGGCCAGTCCGGATGCGTCAGCTTCACCAAGGGCACCAGCACTGCGCTGCTCTCGCCCGCGTAGAGCTCGCTGAGCAGGCGGTCCGTGATCGGCCTCATGGGAGGATCTCCAATTCTGCGGTGATGGCGAACTTCGGACCCAGCGGGCGCACTTCATAGCCATCGAGAAAGCGAAAGGTCCGCTCGACGCATTCGACGGGATCGAAGGCCGTGAAGGATAGCGCACCCGCGCCAAGCACCTGCTCGAAGAAGTCCTCAAAGGCCTGAAGCTGGACCGCGGTGAGCCGCGGAATTCGCCCACTCATGTTTTTTGGCGCCGCGCTGGTGCGGCGTCGGACCTGCGCAGGACCGACGTCCATCTCAGTTCGCAGAACCGCGCCTTGCGGCCCTGTCCGGCGCGCCGCGCCTAGATCCCGGAAAAAGGGAAGGTCTACTGGCCATGCTGGCATATCGTTAGCCTCTCGGTCGACCGCGCAGATTGAAGGCGCGGCTCATGGCGGGATCGGCAGCGCCGCTGTCGATGAATTCTTCGAACTTACGCTCCATCATCACCTCGATATCGATACCGCTCTGCCCGCGCTTCACGCTCGCCTGCAGACCCGGTGCGGTCTGGACGTTGACCGGAACGTTGACGTTTGGCGCCTGGCCGCCGGAGCCGCCGCGCTGCGCCACAACCGGTAGGGCGCGGGCAGCACCGACAACGCCGCCGACGTCAAATCCCTGTTGGCCCCGGCGCATCGCCTCGACGACACCCACGCCGCCAGCGCGCCGCACGTCAGCCTGCGACCACACCACCTCGCCCTTGTGCACGATGCCTGCGGCTTGCTTCTTCGCGCCGGGGCCAGTGTATCCACCGTTGTCGAAACCGAGGCCCTCGAGGAACGAGCCCACCGCCCCCTCAAGGCCGCCAGCGCCATCCGTCCCACCTTCCCAGATTTTCTCGAACGCCTTGCTGATGGCGATCTCCGCGAGCTTCGCCAGCACCATGTTGAGGGCATCGCTGAAGCTATGGGCGCCGGTGATGAGGCCAGTGAAGGCGCTTTCCATCGTCGAGCGAACATCCTGAAGCGCAGCCTGGAAATCGTCGTGACGCTTCTGCGCTTCAGCCAAGGCGATGTCGGCGTTCTTCCAGCTTGTCGCCAGCGCATGCACTTGCGTGGCCATTTCGGCGGTGATCGGCACACCCTTGTTCTGAAGCTGCTGCAGCAGCTCGGCCTCTTTCCGCGCCGCCGCAACCGCGCTGCCGTATTCGTCCTGTCCGAGCGCGAGTTCGTTCAGCGCACCAGCTTCGGCGCGCATCCCCTCAATTTCCTTCAGGATTGCGTCGTCATAGCGCTCTGTCGCCTTGTCGACGCTGGACTTGCCGCCGGTCTTCCCGGAGGCGGTACGCCGATCATCCGCCGCAATGTTCGCCGCGGCAATGTTGCGGATCTGCTCTTCGGTGAGCGTCGCGCCCGCCTTCTGCGCATCCTTGCGGACCGAAGCCATTTCCTTCTCGAGCGCGATCTGGTCTTTGGTCAGCCCCTGAAGCCGCTCCTGTTCGGCGATGAAATCCGAGCCAGCCTTCGCCGCCGCCGCATCCGCCCGACGCCGCGCAACCTCGGCGGCGCCATCCCCGCGCCCGGGCCGGTCACCTCCGGCGGCGGCGACGGCGGAGGCGGTCTCGACCGCCTTGGCGCGCAGGGAGTCGAGCACACCAATCGCGTTCAGCACATTCGCGATCAACCCCGCGAAGCCCGGCACCGTCTTGCCGAGCTCATCAATAGCCGACTTCGCTTCATCGGCGGAGCGCTCGCCCTCCTCGAATTCGTCGATGATCTCGACAATCTGGCCGATAACCGGCGGCGCGAACTGAGCCTGCGAAATATTGTCGAGGTGATCGCGGTAGCCCTGCAGTTGGTCGTTCGCATCGCGCAGCGCCGGGCTGTCGCCAAGCGCCTCCTGCTCTTTGGAGAGAGCTGTCGAGAAAAAGCTCGCATCCTTGAGCCGCTCAACGAGCTTCCGAGCCTCATCACTGATGTCCATCTGGCTGAGGGCCGTCAGCCGGGCTTGCAGCTCCTGGGCGCCCATCTCCCCGTCCCTGAGCGCCGCCGTGATCTCCTGAACCTCAAGAAGCGCTGGCACATCACGGGCCTCGAAATCATTCCCGGGCCGCCAATAGCGAGCGACGCCATTGCCCGCGTCTTCACCAATCTTTCTCAGGTTGTCGCCGGTATCGATGACACGATCCAGGAACTGCCCACCTCGCAGACGATCCAGCTCTTCCCGGATGTCCTTGACACGACGAAGCCGTTCTTCGCTCGACATATCGTCGATCGACTGAGCGACTTGATCGATCGCGCCAGCCGCCTGGGGCGCATAGAGGCCTAGGTCCTCCATCTCGGACTTCAGTCGAGATGTCTTGTCTTCCGCCGCACGACTGGCATCGGCATAGAGAACCATCGCGGTCGCAGCCGTCGTGCCGAGAAGAATGCCGAGCGGACCGGCGGCAGCGGAGAGACCGCCGATCGCCGTGGCGATGCCGGAAATGCTGCTCGCCGCGCGGGCCGCAGCGATGAATTTCGTCATCGCGGCACCAGCGAGACCGAGCTTCGCGATCATGCCGCCGATGGAGCGGCCCAGCAGGCCCGCCGCGAAGATGCTGGCCACCTTCAGCGTCACATCCGCGACCTGATCGAAGTTGTCCGCCAGAGCCGTGAGCCCCGCGACCAAACGCTGCGAGGCCGAAAGCCCCGCATCGGTCTCGCCGATGTACTTCGTGAACGCATTATTCACGCGCGTGATGCCCTGATCGATCGTCGTCGTCGCGTCCGCCGCCATTGCTTGGACCTTCGGCAGGCCGCGCAGAAACGCCTGGAAGAACTCCTGACCACTGACCTTGCCGTCGGCCACGAGTTCTTTCAGCTTGGAGACCGAGCCACCCGCATCATCGAGGCCGGCCGCGACCGCCATCAGGATCGGCCGCGCACCTTCGTTGATCGAATTGAATTCCTCCGCCTGGACACGAGCGCTGCCGAGAAGCTGACCAAGCTGTGTCAGCGCGCCAGATGCCTCTGTCGCCGACACGCCCGCCACGCGCAGAGAAACCGCGACGCCATCCGAGAACTTGATCAGGTCTTGCTCTGATGCCCGCAGATTATCGTTCGCCTGCGCAGCCTTGCCGTAGAGATCGATCAGCGCAGTCACCGGCGCCGCATTGTCCTGCGAAGCCCGATAGAGCTGGTCAAGAACCCGAACCTGAGCCTGCCCGGTCACGCCCGCAACAGCGAGGGAGTTTCGCGCCCCGGTCCATGCGTCCGCATAGCGTGCAACCTCACGCACCGAGAGAGCCGCGCTGATACCGGCAAGGGGCGCGATGATCGACTGCGCCGCGCTGCGCCCGATCGCGCTCAGACGGTTGTCCATCTGCTGGTAGCGCTTCTCGATTGCCCTCGCCTGTTTCTGCGAGACGCCAACCGCCTTGCGCATCTCGCGCTCGTACTGCTTGATGTCCGCCGAAAGCTGAACGACCAGCTTTTCTAGATCAGTTGCCATCTTTTATCCCTGGGAGGGTTCATGAAATTACGAACGCGTTTCTCCACCACCGGGTCTGCCGGCGCGGTGTTCTTCATCGGCTCGGTCGCGCTGAGCGGGTACTTCTACGTCTCTATGATGGAAGAGGTCGCCCGCGGTCGCTTTGAGCCAGGTCTAGCGACCCAGCCCATGCTCTACGTCGCACTTTCGACCATCGGCGCCCTCGGGATTGCAATGATGCTCGGAGGACGTGAGATCGTCTCCGACGACATCATCGAGCAGGAGCGCCTCGAAGCCGCCGCCAAACGGAAGCCCTAACCGGTGCGTTCGATAATCCCTTTCCAGAGATCATCCTCTTCCTGAGCTGAGATACCGCCACCCTCGTCGCCGCCGTGCACCGCGTTCCAGCCCGCCACAGCGGCCGAGAACTTCCAGAGCGAGCAGGCCGCGACTTGGTCGGGGCTTAGGCCAACGGCTGCGCCGGTTCCGTAGATTTGCGCGAACCTGAGCTTTCCTCGGGGGAGCGGTTCGCGCTCATCTCGCTTTCCCCCTCCGGCTTTTCCGGCTCATCCTCCGGAGCACCTTGGATCGCGACACTGATGATCGAGAAGGCGAACGGCAGGTTCTCGGCAAGCTGCCCAGGCCCGACATATGCGCGGACCTTTTTCAGCGCCGCGATCGCATCCATGCCGCCGCCGATCAGGCCGAGGCGGATCACTTCGGAGACATAGGCGGGCGAGATGTCCTTGGGAGGCTGCGAGCCAAGGCCGCCGGCCAGCATTGCCGACTGAAGCGCCCACTGGATGTACCAAGGCCCCGCGTCGCATTTCTCCTGCAGCTCCTCGAGCTGCCCGATGCCGAGGGCGAACGGGTATGTCCCGTCCGCCCAATCCAGCGTTACGCGCCCACTGCGGCTCACGGTGCAGTGGTCCGTTCGTAGGTGATCTCGCCATCGGACTGCATCGAGACAGAGACGGTCACGCGCTCGCCACGGCTGCCCGACACCTCGAAGGATTCGACGTGAAAGTTGCCGGTGTAGATGTCCGAGTCGCCGTCCGGATAGACGAATTCGACCTCGCATTCGATGCTGTCCGTATCGGCCAATGCGGCTTCCCAGTCCGGCACCGCCGATTTCGCCAGGACACCCTCGCCGCTGATCGATCCGGACATGCTCTGCACGTCGCGCTCGATCCACGAGGGCGCATCGGGATCGTCGCAGTTAGGCACGTTGGTCTCGCCGAAGGTTTTGTTGCGCGAGAACGACTTCGACGTGAACCCACAGGGAGCGGTGAATACCGGCGTCGCTGCGCCGTCGGAAAGCCGGACAAAGAACTGTCCGAACTTGACTGTGACTGGTTTTGCCATCGCTGGGCTCCATCAAAACAAATGGCCCACCGGAATGGTGAGCCCCGCGGCTTGCCGAAGGCCATTTCTCAGCACCCTGCCGAAGCAGGCATCTTCTCGTGACGGGTAGACTACGAGCCGCGGGCTGCGGCCTTCGCCGACTCGCGGACCGCCTTGCGGACCTCTCGGCGCGCCTCTTTTCGGCTCGCGCGCCAGCTTACGTAGAAATACGGGCTGGCGGGCATCTTCACCGTGCCGAACTCCTGCCAGCGCGCGTAGTAGGCCTCTTTGTTGCCTGCGTAGATCGTGAGGGTCAGATCGCCCCCGACGCCCGCGCCCTTCAGCGCCGCGAGTACAAACGAGCCTTTGGGAGCCGCGCCCCACGTCCAGCCGATGCTATCGCGCAGCGTTCCAGGCGGATTGCCGTGGGAACCATCTGCGCTGTCAGGCGCCAGGTTCTTCATCATGGCGACGACTTTGTCTGCCGCCTGCTCCATCGCCTGCCTGACCTGCTTCTTCGTTTCAGGCGTCAGGCGTTTCAGCTTCTTATCCAGCTTTGCCAGATTGAGAATTTTCGACGGCATCCGCGCCCCCTTTGTCCGCGCCGCCGGCCTTGACCGCATAGCCCTTCGCGATTGCAGCATCGGCGCAGGCCCGGGTGACGGACCCTTCGTGGCCCTCCGGGTAGCGGATCGACACGCTGGGTTTCGGCTTCCAGCGGAAGGTCTTCGTGAATTTGACCGTGGGCATAGCTTCTCCTCTTCGGCGCCTTGTCAGGCGTAGGTTTCGATGATGGCGCGCACGGAAACGACGCCGTGGACCGTGATGCCGTCCGGGTCATCGAGGATCCGGACGCGAGAAACTTCGATCAGCGCGAGCGCATAGGGATCGGGCATGTCGAGCTCTGCATTGTGAAGCACCAAGCGGACAGCATCCGCGATCCGCTTGAGACGGGACTTCCGACCGAAGTTCCGATCCCAGATGTCGATCTGCAGGACGTGCTCTTCCCCGTCGATGCAGTCGGCATCTTCGTCGGTGCCGTCAGAAGGGCCGAAGGTGACATCCGGGTAGTTCCGGCGGTCGGTCGGCGGCGCGACCTCGTAGACTCGGTCGCCCACCAGGGCTGAGACATCCGGCGCTGCGAGCAATGTTGCTTCGACCAGGTTCTGAAAGGCCTCGGACGAACTCATGTCGCCACCCCGCTCTCGGCGGTGATTTCGAGCCACTGCCGATCTTCAGTGGGCACCACGCTTCGAATGTTGAAGACCGTGCCACGACGCGCATCGCGCATGACCCAGTCTGAATTAACCGTGTCGGCAACTGAATTCCTGCGGATGGTCACCACCACGGGCTGCCGGCCGTCGAGGCGAGCCGCCTGAACCGCCTCTCCCCCGCGAAGGTAGCGAATGTGCCCGCTGCACCTCAGCGCATCATGCTGCATGCCCGTGAGACTGCCCCTCGCATCGTAGACGGGCGCGTCGAAGGCAACGCTGTCGTGAAGACCGCCTGCGGGCTGCTGCAGCGCCCGCCTGTCGCGCTGACCGATCATATGACCGACCACCGGTATTTGGAGATCAGGCGGTCATAGACCGGCTCAGCGATCGATATGCCCTCGCGTTCAGCGAACATGTGCGCCGCCAACTGCATGATCGCGACCTTGATGTCCGAAGGAACTGCAGATGCGTCATCAAAGCCGCAGGTGAACTTCACGGAGACCGGGCCGTCCGAGTCCGCTTCTAGAGCAGGCCGCGACCAGTTCGACGGAATGCGGACCATGGTGCCCGTGGCAACGGCTTGCGGCGTGACGTTCGGGCCGCTCTGCTCAGCGCCATCTTCATCGAAATAGGTGATCTCCACCGCCGAAACATCGGGCACCGGAAGCAGGAAACGGGTGCACCAGCCCGCGACTTGCAGCTGCCAGGTCTGGGTCAGGATTGCCCGCCCGAGGATCCCGCGAAAGCCATCCATTTCTGCGGTCGCGGCGCTGAGATATTCCTCGACAAGGCTGTCGGATTCAGCGTGCTCGATAACGGCATGCTTCTTGCAGTCCGACACCTCGACCGGCAACCCAACGGGCGCCGTGACGAGAACAGGGCGGAAGACGATGCTCACTTTGTCGCCTTGGTCTTCGGCGCCGTCACCGCCTTGTTCTTCGGCTCTGGCTCCACCTTGGCAAGCACGCCACGATCGACGAGGTGCTGCACCTCGGCCTCGCGTGCCTCGCGCTCATCGCCGGCCGCGTACCAGACATCCCCCTGATGGGGGCGCAGGACTTTGAATTTCATGGGGCTATCCTCCATCGGTTCACTGAGAGGGCGGGGAAACCCGCCCTCCTGAGAGAGCCGATCGATCAGGCGACGAAGCCGAGGTCGCCGTAGATAAAGGCCTCGGGCCGGTAGACTGCGAGCGCGAGGCGCTCTTCGGCGAGCAGGGTCACCATGTTGTTGATGAAGTCCTTGTCGACGAAGCCAGCCTCCACGCGAGCGTCCCAGCGGTCGAAGATCTGGGCACCGAGCTTGAAGGCGCCGGTCAGGAACTTGTCCACGGCCATCGCCTGCGTGGCGACCACCGGAAGCCCCCAGAGGGTTGGCGAGATGGTACCCTGCGGGTTGCCGATGATGTAGCGTCCGTCCGCATCCTTGGTCAGCTCGATGCGCGCCCAGTCGGTGGGATTCATCACGTGCCCGGTCGCCGGGTACTCCGCCAGAGCCGCCTGCAGCATGGCAAGGCGCATGGTGTCGATAGCGGTACCGGCGGTCGGCGCAAACGCCTCCGAATAGGCGGTCGCATTGGGCACGAGGCCGGACAGGTTCTGGCCGGTACCGTCACCGTTCAGCAGCTGGTTCTCTTCGGCGAACGAGAGGCCGTAGATCAGGCGCTGGTCGATCATCGAGCGCAGGACCGACACGTCGTCGAGCGCCTGCCGGCTGGCTTTCATCCAGTGCGCGATCACCTTCGCCGAGGAGCTCTTGAGGTCCAGCTTGATGTCCGACTGCGGCTTGGTAGCGCCTTCGGCCACCGGCGCCGCGTTGTTGTTGAAGCCGGTCTCCTGGACATACTCGATGGTGTTGCCGTCCATACGTCCCTGCGAAAGCAGATCGCGCACCGTCATGCGGCGTTGCGCCAGCTCCTGGACGCCGGGCAGGCGCGTCGGCGCTCCGCCGTCGCCAACCGAGCCGTCGGCGTCAGTGGTGAGCGTGGTCAGGTCGGCCTTGACCCGCAGGTCCGCCTTGCCGCTAGTCGGCGAGCTTTCCATCCAGGACTTTACATCCTCGCTCTCAACAAACCGCTGGCCGAGAGACTTGCGCTCTTCCGGATCATTCTCGCCGCGGCGGGCCATCTTCTGCTCGAGTTCGGTCATCTGACCGGTCAGCTCGTTCATCTTGAGGAGCGCCTCGTCGGCGGTTTCCTTGATCTTGGCGCTCAGCTCCTCGCCCGACTTGGCCTTGCCAAGCGCTTCTTCGGCGATGGCCTTGACCGCGTTGACCGACTTCTCGTGCGCAGCTTTCACTTCGGCGGCAAGCTGCTCAGCCGTTTTGGGTTCACCAGACATGGGAACCTCCTCTGTAAAGGGGGGTGGCCTTTAGGCCGTCATGGCGCGCAGGAATGCGAGCCCGTGGTCCGCTTCGGCAGGTTCCCCCTGCCCCTTCAGGTGGACGCGCGCGGCACGCTCCGCCTGCGAGTTCGAGAGCCCCAAGGACCCCTTGAGCAGCTGCTCGAACTCCCGCTCAGTGAGCCGATCCCCGGCCTTGAGCTTTTCCGTGATCTCGTGAACCGCCTTAGCGGCCTTGACGCTGGCGATGGTGGCGTTGGCATTGGCGCCGATCGACACCACCGACACTTCGAGCAGGTCCAGCTTTTCCAGCGTCCAGACGTGCGTGTCGGTGTCGACCGAATACTCTCGGATTCGATATCCGATCGAAAGGCCGTCGATGTCGCCTTCCTTCAATAGGGCATAGGCTTCTTTGGCCTGCTGCACGCCCATGTTAAGCTTGCCCACCATCATCAGGCCATGCCCATCCTCCTCCGCCTCGAGCCACTTGCCGATCGGTCGGCTGGCGTCATGCTGCCAGAACATCTTTGGCATCGTGCCCTTGGCGCGGTGATCTGCCAGACTGTCAGCAAAGGCACCCGCTGCGATGACATCGCCGTAGCTGTCGGGCTCGCCGCCGAATGTCGAGCCATAGCCCTCGAACTCGCCGGTTTCCTTGAGAGCCTTGATCTCGAGGATCGGGTTGGCAACCTTATTGATCGCGTCCATCGCCTATCTCCATGTTCGAACCTGCTTCGGTGATCGGCACGTTCTGCATCTGCATGCGCGGCACGTCCCCGCCCTCGACCGGGCCGAGGTTCTCCCGCTGGCGAACCTCGTTGATGGTCAACCAGCCATTGCTGAGGCCGGATTGGTAGAAGTTCGATCGGCTGGCGCTGTCGCCGCGCAAAAGCCCTTCGATGTTGAACTCGACGTACATTCCGCGCGCACGCTCGGCGGCGGTCAGAAGCTGTTTGTTCACGGCCTGTTCGATCCGCTTGAGCCGTCGGCGCAGGGTGAACTTCTGGAACGCGAGCGTTTGCTGCTCAAGACCGGTGCCCCAGCTGCTGCTCTTCTCGGTATGACCGATCATGTGCGGCGGGACCCCGAAGAACCGGCAAATCTCTTCGACCGAGAAGCGGCGGCTTTCCAGCATCTGCGCGTCCTCGGGATTGATGGTGAACGGGACCCACTTTGTGTCGCCCTCGAGGACCATCGGGCGGCCGGCGTTCTGCGCACCCACGAACTTCTCGACCAGCTTTGTCTCGGCGATCTCCCGCTTCTCCGGGCTGAGCCAGTCCTTGAAGGTCAGCGCTCCAGAGGGGCGCAGACCGTTTTTGAAAGTGGCCGCCGCCGCGCGATCGACGGCGCGGGACAGACCGAAGGCCTGACGCCCGAAATGCAGCGTGGACATGCCCCCGAGGGGATTACCCCCGAAGCCGCGGATGTGGAGCACGCCAACATCTGTGCGAACATGCTGCAGGCCATTCTCGGTCCAGCGGTATTCGAGCGCGCCATCTTTCAGTCGTCGCACTGTGACCAGGTCGGGCCGAATCGGAACCAGCGCCATGAGCTTGCCCTTGCCGTCGAGTTCCTTCGCCGCATAGGCGTTGCCCCAAAGCTCGAGCGAGGCCGCGATGAATTCCCAGAAGTCCAGCGCGGTCTGATCATAGTTCGGGCTGTCGTGCAGCAGGCGGAACAGGGCGTGATCGCGGATCAGCTCGCGGCCCTTTTCACCAGCGCCATAAGTCATCAGCGGCAGCGAGCCGATGGTGCCGGCGAGCAGATTTGTGCAAGCCCAGACCGCCGAGAGGCCGAGCACCGTGCTGTCGCTCACCACCTCTCCGCTGTCCGCAACCTGCGCAGATGGGCGCCAGCTCTCGGCCTCGGTCAGCGACACCGGTCGCACGAGCGCGGACTTGATCCATTGCGTCAGTTTCAAGTCGAGGCCTCCAGTGCAGCGAAATAGTCATCGGAGCCTGCGGTCCCTGTCCCGACCGGGTTCCAGCTCATCAGCATCACGGCGTTGAACATCGCCATCAGCGGATCGATTTTGGCGGTGCCACTCTGAGCCTTGGTCACGATCACAGCATTGCCCCGCGCCTCGACCTTTGCGTTACCCACGCACCAATCCATGATGCGCTGCCCGCAGTGGGTCATCGACCCGTTCTTGAGCTTCACGGGCGCGCTCTTGATCGCCGCGTTCAGCTTGTAGCCCTGGCTGATTGGACGAATGTCTTCGATCCTGAAACCGGCTTCGGTTAGCGCATCAATGATGCTGCCAACGCCCTCCGGGTCCATCCCGATCGCGTCTTCCTCCGGGAGCAAGCCTGCAGACCTCAGCCTGCTGCAGATCTCGACAATCTCGGGGTTCGCCTCCGCCTCAATGTTGTCCACCAGGTCCAACTCATCAGCGGAAGCGAGGTCCTCAAGCTCGGGCGCGATGCTCTTGCGGAGCTGCAGCACATCCCGATCCGCCCACGCCTTCACCCAGACCTGCCAGGCCTTCGTCTCAGCATGACGGCCCATAACGCAGAGGCCGAGGAGGTCATCGAGGCCGCCGCCGTCCACGCCTACGACGCAGACCTCGGAGCTCGACATGATCTCGGCCAAGGTCATTCCGTCGCGGCCCGCCTTCGGCCAATAATCCGCGCCAACCCACCGGTCATCGTGAAGACCAAGGCCAATCTCGATATTCAGGTGCTGCGACACCCAGACCTGCTCAGCCTCCGGCGAAACCGAGCCGTTGTTCGTGTAATCGTCCTCGAGGCGCTGACGGCTGATCGACCGCCCGAGGTTCGGCAGCAGGAGCGTCCAGTTCTCCCGATTGCGCCAGAAGCTCTCCAATTTCTGGAGCTTCTCCGGGAACTCGTAGAGGATCGGCAGCATGATCGGGGCCGCGCCAGCCTTGCCGTCCCGGATGGCCCGCGCCTTCTGCAGCTCGGACTTCCAGATCCCCGCCGGCCGCTTGTCCGACTGGGTCGTGATCATCATGAGCTGGCCACCGTTCATGGTGATGCCGCCGCCCCTGATTTGCTGCATCACCTGAATCGCTGCCGACTTCTTCCCGAGCTCGTGCAACTCGTCGATGATCGTCATGACCGGGATTTCCCCGGTGACGATCGAGGTGTCGAAGGTCTTCACCTCAAGCTTCGCGCCCGTCTTCCGCCGGGTGATCGTCTTCGTGTGGTCCTGCACCTTGAAGATCAGCGCAAGGTCCTCATCGAGCCGGATCATCGCCTGCGCCTGGTCGAAGCACCGGGCCGAGATGTTCTGCGACGGCCCAATGAGCAGCATCTGCCCGTTCGGCACCTCGCAGAGGTAGAGAGCCGTCAGAGCCAGCGCCGCCGTGTAGGTCGACTTGCTGTTCTTCTTCGGCACCATGCACAGGCATTCCCAGACAAGGCGCTCCTGCGTTTCCGGGTCCTCGCTGGCCAGGAACGCCGCGAGGATGTCCTTGAACCAATCACCGCAGGCCTCGCGCATCGGCGGGTTGCCCGGCACGTCCGGCAGGCGCAGGCGGTTAAAGAACGCCAAGGCCTTCGCCGCCTTCGCCTGGTTCAGCGGAACATCCGCCATCGGCGTCTCGCCGGCCTTCAGCTTTGCCCACCAGTCCGGGCAGGCGAACCGCGGCGAAACCTCAATGGCGTTTTCCACTGATGGCCTCCTGCTCAAGCTCCGCCATCAGCAGGGCATCCGCCTCCTCGGCCGCAAGGGCGTCGGTCTGCTTTTTGCCCAGGCGCTCTTCCTTCTTCGGCTCCTCTCGATCAAGGCGACCCATGCGCTCCTCGGCGCGCATCGTGTCGTTCTTCTCGACCAGCGTCTGAAGGAACCGCATCGCGCCAACGTTGCCGCCGTCGAAGGCCGCCGTCGCCGCGACCTCCAACTGCCGAGCCACGAGCCGATCACGCTGGAAGTCCCGCTCCTGAAGCTCGGGTCTAAAATAGCGCTTTAGCGTCGGCTCCGAGATGTGTTTCCCGGTCCGGGGATCCACGACGCATCTAGCGATCCGCGAGTTTGACCACCCCATAGCCAGCAACATACTGACTTTACGTGCATTTTCTTCAGTGCGCTCGAAGGGCGGACGGCCCCTCTTGCCTTTGCGGCTGAAGATGCGATTGCCCCAGAGGTCAACCTCGTAGGAATTTTCATCGTCAGACACAAAAAATCTCCGGATGAGGGGGACGCGGGTCTAGGCCGATAAGGCCCCCTGAAGTTTCGAGGTACCCCCCACCTGATCTGAAAATAAGAGAATTAAGCTAAGAGAATTAGGCTCTTGCGCCGTTCGACCTCAGACCAGCCCGCGCCGCTCAAGGCTCTGCTTCTCCGCGTCGTGCCATTCCTTGCTGACCGACTGCAGGTTCTCTTCATCCCAGAACAGATCAGGGTTGCCGCGATGCGGCTTGATGTGGTCGACAACCGGGCTGTTCGGCGCCGGGTACTTGCCGATCAGCATGACGCCGGTCTGCCGGCAGATGAATTGATCGCGCTCAAGCACCTTCATCCGGAGCCGCTGCCACCGCGCCGTGTTCAGCCAGTCCTTCGAGCGCCGCGCCTTGTCGTCGCCCTTCGGCGCAGCCGACTTCCGCAGACGAGACGCAGGCGCGCCAAGCCGCGACGGCAGGCCGCGTCCGCTCAATCGTCCCATGCTGTCTCCGATGATCGACCAGCCGCCCCGCCGCTGCAGCTGGTCAGTGTGCCTCGCGCCAGTCGGCGGGCGCGCCGAGGTATCCCAAACGAGAAGCGCCCGGCAGCGGGGTCTCCGCTCCGGGCGCACTTCGGTTCGCAGGCAAGATGTCAACAGAAGCTCGTTCCTGTCAATCACTTTCTCCACGGGGTCATCGGAGGCATTCGGTCGGTGACCTCAAATTTGCGCAACTCAATGCCACGGAGACGTGCCTGCACCGACAGCAAAGCACCCCACCAGTCGAGATACTCACGCCGAGCCGCAGCGATTTCCCGAGCGCCTGGCACGACCACGACCGGTGTCCAATACTCTTTTCGGACACGGCGCCGTCCACGCGAGACATACGCCACCTCTTGGCAAACCTCGGCCTTCCCGTACTGACCGAGGTGGTTCCGCTTCGACCACTCCTTCGGCTGGAAGCGTTGCGGCCCGAGGTCCCATTGGGGCGTCCGCCCTACACGCGCCAACTCAGCCACCCTGACCGCCATGCGCCATGGAACGGCGTTGCGCAACACCGACGCGACCAGATCGGCGTCATCGTGAGGAAGGCTCCGACCGAATGACGTGTCTGGTCGGACTCCCTCGCCGGACCGCTTCCCGAGGGCGAGCTGCTGCATGATCCGATACTCGGCGCCTACGGCGGGGTGATACTCCACCGCCGAAGAGCCTACTTCATCGAAGTCCATGGACGCAAATTCGGTCCCGAATGCCCAGTTGAGCAGACCCCTAACTGAGATTAGGGACTTGCCGTCGGAAGACTGAGGGTTGCGCTCAATACCAACCATCTCACGCGCCACGCTGCGATGACCCATCATCATGCCGCTCCCTCCGGAAGCAGGGCTATCGCGCGCCGCTCCATACCTTCGTACCAGCGCAACCATTTCAGATCGTCGTCGCGCGTCATGCCCCGCCGCACCCGATCCTGACAAAGCTCGCGCTGCCGTTCCCATTCGTGTGCCCGCTCGCGAATGATCCGCCGATCGCCATCGTTCAGCGGCGGGCGCTTGCGCTTCTCGAGGAAGGCGAACTCCGCGACCAAGACGCCCTCGGCCAACGCCGCCGGCCCGCGCGCCGAGCCGAACCAGCTGATGATAGTCGGATGCTCCTCCACAGGCCGCGGCGCGACAGCCTCAGCCAAGGCCGTGATCGTCGCCATCGACGGCCACGCGTCGCGCGCCTTCCCCTCGCCGCGGTACCGCAGCATGTCGCGGAGCGTCCCTAGCTGCTCATCCGACATGTAGGTCAGCGCGTCGGCCAGCTTCACCAGGAAAGCGTCGTGCGCATCGAGCTTCACGTTCCCCGGCTTGCGAAAGCCATGCTCGGTCAATGGGTCGATCAACAGTCGCCTTACCCTGCCCCGCTTCGTCTCGCTGGTGGTCTGCTCGGTGGTCATTGCCAGCCCCTTCTCTCAGCAAATCCTGAGTTATCCACAGGTGTCACCGCTGGTTTGTCGCGGTTCCGCTTTCTCTTTTCCTTTTCTTTTCAATCTCTTTTCCTCTCCTTTCAGCGGGTACGGAAACGAGACAAAAAAGGGGGAAACACGGGTCAGATCACGGAGAAACACGGAACATTCCGTGTTATTTCCGTTCCGTTCTGTGATTTTTCCGGAATATTCTGTGACGGTGACAGAATATCACGGAACAGAACCGTTCCGTTCACCCGCTCATCTCCACCTGAAATTCATCCAGAGCCTTTCGAACGAGAGGCTCGCGCCGCTGCGCGTCGGGATAGTTTTCCTCAAGCCATTCATTGAACCGGCCGACGAAGCCAGGCACTTGCAGCAGCTGCGGCGCCTTGATCCTCGTCTCGATCATTTCGGTGAGGTCCTTGAGTCGCTTTGCGAGACGCCGCTGGTCTGCCTCGACCTGGTTCTTCTTTCGGGACTTGAGCGCCTCGAGGGCGACTTCCTGCACGATCGGATGCGCGTATCGGACCTCCCCGTTGTCGCAGCGGACAAGGTGCCAGTTGTGCAGCGGGTTGATCTCCCGCTCGCAGAGCTGCCGCCAACGATCGAGCGTGACGCCGACGGTATCCGCCAGGAGGCGCTCATCTGTCGGCAGGGTGCCCACCGGAGTCTCGTCGTGTGCCTCGCAGATCAAAAGGAATCCGAACCAACCGACCTCGGGCTCGGCCAACCGCTTGAAGTTGCTCTTCCGCCAGCGCTTCAAGTTCCATTGGATAAAGAAGTGGGAGTCGAGGCGGTCTTCTGCCGAGATCGGATACTCGGGCAAGTCATCTGTTCCGACAGGTCGGAAGGCGCGTTGCGTCGCCATCATTAAGTCCCCTTGGAGTAGGCTCTGGCACGCAGCGCCCACAGGGCCGCCATCTCTACCTCGAGCGCGTATTTCGCCGCGCCGAACGCGGTCTCGTTGCTGTGCAAGCGCGCCGCGATCACCTCGCGGGCACGGGCGTGCGCAAGAGCGACGTCATCGCCAGGCACGACATTCGGAAAGGCGTCGAGCGCATCGCTCAGCGCCATGATGGTGCCGCCGCAAAGCGTCATGCCGCCCTTGTGCAGGGCAAGCGCCGTCGCGGCGATCACAAAGGATGCGCGAGCGGAGCCGGTCATTGCGCCGCCTTCCGCGCTGCGCCGCCGGTCATTCCGGCCCGATGGAGCATTCTCCAGACAGTGGTTCGCCCGACACCCAAAGCGGTCGCGATGTCATCCAGCTTCGCACCGGCCTGCCGCATCTTCACCGCGCGGGCATCGCCGCTCTTGCGAAGACGGGGCCGAGCACCGTTGGGAAGAGGATCGCCGTCATGCTTGAGAGCGGGTGATAGACGCGCCCGGCTGCATCCGACCCGATCCGCGACATGCTCGAGCGACAGTCCGGAGCGCCGCAGCTGGCGGGCCTTCCGCATGTCGATCGACGTGGTTTTTGCATTGCGCATCCCTGTCACCAATAGGAGGCGGACAGGTCCGCCCCCCCCTCAGCCGCTTCATCCGCCTCTTTGACGCGATTGGTGCGGACCCGAACCTGGTGGCTCGCGAGGCCGCTGGACTTGGCGATTTCACCGCTGGACGTGCCGCCGGCCCGGCTTTTGACGAGCGCGAGGAGCGCCTCATCGTCGGAACGTGTCGGGATGCGATAAGCCATGGGCGTTCCTCAGAAGAAGGCCGGGGCCGACGCCCCGGCAGTTCCAATAGGGAAACGCGGGGCATTCAGCCGCACGCGGCCCCGCTTCGCGCCACACACGGAGAACGGCATCCCCCGAGCGACTGAATTGCTGTGCGGACTCGCGCCCACATTTGCGATGGCGGGCGGCGTCATGCCGCCCTCCGTTCACCCATTTCCGCCTCGAGCGCCGCGGCCAGAGCCGGGCCATGCTCGACCATGGCGATCAGAACCTTGTCCGCCGACGGGCGGTTTGTGGCGTTCCACCAGTTGCACGCCGTCGAGAACCGCACCTCGAAATGCGCAGCGACCTCTTCCGGGTTCCGGAATTCGGCGTGCAAGAACCGGCACCACACCTCGGGAGCCATCACCCGGACAGCGAACCGGTCCAGAATCTTGGGGCGGGACTGGCGCGCAGCACGCGGTGCAGGCTGAGCGCGTGTATTGTCTACAGCGAGATGGAGTTTTGACATGGGGACTATCCTCAAGCGGCAGTTGTGGAGGGATCGATCTTGGACTGCTCGACCCAGGAAGAGGGCGGAACAGCGCCTTGAGTCTCCCGGTCAATTCGAACAGCCACAGCGAGGCTCGGCGATAGCGTGCCGGAGGCAAGCCGAGAGATCGTCGCCTGAGAAAGCCCGACCTTCAGAGCGAACTCAGCTTGCTTGATCGATTTTCTACTCAGATATGCTGAAAGCGCGTTCATGACCTCCGGCATACCCAACTGGAATATTCCAGTCAAGCATACTTATTCCAGTCACGAATTTGGCTCTGTGAGAGACGCTGGTAACTTCCGGCGGATGAACAACGTCGCATCCATACGCAAAGCCAAAGGCTTTTCGCAGGCAGAACTCGCCGACCTAGCCGGCGTTGAGCAACCAACCATCTCCAAGCTTGAGCGCGGCAATCAAAGCGTCACGCTGAGAACGATTAAGGCGGTCGCAGACGCTCTCGGAGTACCGGTCTCGGACCTCTTCGCTGATAGGTCAGACGCCGAGAGAGCAATCATTGATGCCTATCGCAGTCTTCCGGAGATGCGCCGTCGCGGCTGGCTTGATATGGCTCGGACCGTTGCGTCTGAGGATGATGATCCGAAGCCATAAGCAGTTCTAGAAAGCGATTGAGTTCCGCATCAGTGAAGCCCGCAACCAACTGAATAAACTCATCATCGTACATTCCAGGCCTCAAATGTTCTCATTCCGTTCTAGGTAATGGGCTGAAACGATTCGGGTCAAGGTTCAGTGTCGCTGAAGCGCGCCAGCGTTCAGCACGAAGAAAAGTTTCCTTTTCATCGTCGCGCCGCTTGCCCCCAAGCGGTGTGCGCCAGCGCGTATCACCGTTCGCGAGTGAGCGCATATTCGGCACAACCACCCGACCATGGCTGGGGTCAATCTGTAGAATCGAAAGCACTGAACAGGCGCAGGTTTCCTGGATGCGGGCCGCAGTTGCCCCGAGCTCCCAAACCGGGAAAAGCAAAAAATTCCCATCAGGACTTTTTATTCTTGATCAGAATATTCCAGTCGCGTATAGAGTATCCCCATCAACCCATGGAGACGCTACTATGCCGGACCATACCAAATCCCAGTTCAGCGCCATTGCCGCTGGCCTCACGAACCCAGAACTCCCCCAATCCCTCCCTTCCGCAGCGCACCAGCTCTGGCTGACTGCCAAGGAACTCCGCGGCGCGCCGATTGACGGCGAGCGCCTGCAGCGCCTGGAAGCGATGCCGTCGCATTACCCGATGGCTCCCGCTGATGAGGCTAAGCTTGGCGAGTTCGCAGCCGGCCTCGAGCGGGCGCGCCCTGCGATCAGCAAGGCAGTCGAGGAGGCCCGCCCCAAGCACGATGCGCGGCGCGCAGGCTTCCTGACCCGCTTTCTTCCCCACCATCCGGGCGGCGACGCGGCGTGAGCCGCGTCCATCGCTCGACGTCACCCCCGCGACCCCATGGCAGGCGGCATCCCGATGCAGGCACGTTCATCCTCCCTCCCATCGCCTGAGCGCGGAGAGGCAGTGAGAGGAGAAGCCACCACTCACGGACACCACGCCCTCTGTCTCTCACAGGCCCGCGCTGTCGTCGCGGATGTCGCCTGCCATGGGATCGCCGAGATCACCCGCGCCTGCGCGGTGATCGTGGATCGCACAGACGATCCCAATGAAGCGCATTCGGCCCGCGCGCTGCGCGGCATTCTGGAAGGAGAGCAGACGTGATCAGCAACGCCATCCGCCATCGCGAGCGGTACCTCGACGATTTTTGCAGAGGCATGTGCTGGGGCCTCGGCTTCGCGCTCGGCGCGGCCTGCGTCGGAATCCTCGCGGTCGTGGTGCCCTTTCTCTGATGGGGGATCATCCGAACCCCGATGATGTCTTCCGCGCCAATTCGAAGATCGCGCGGGATGCTTTGGACAAGCTCGCCAGAGAACTGCGCACGGAAGACCAACACGATCGCGCGGCAATCTGCGAGAGCGCCAGCCGGGTGATCGACACCACCAGCCGGGGCTACATGCTCGCGACCGAGGAGATCAGGCGGCTCAGCGCGATCGAGGACCCGTTCTGGATGGTCTGCCGCAAGCCTCGACACCCCGAAGCGAAGACTGAGCCGAAGCGCCGATTTGCCCGCATCGAGGCTGCACGTGATGAAGCGCGCCGACTGGCATGCGCCCTCGGCGTTTCCTTCGTCATCCTGGTCGCGATCGAGGAGATCGCACCGCAGGACACCAATCCGGGGCGCCTGCCCCACTGAATGCAGGGCATGAGGCCCGCATCCCCTCGCCGCGACCCAGCATGGATCGTCTCTGCCCCCAAGACGAACGCGGCGAGGGGCAACAATCCCAAGAGGACTGAGCATGCTGATGCCCCAAGATGCCGACTTCCAGATAGACACCGCAGGCGCCGACATGGCTCGCGCGGCGTCACGCAAGCGCACCCCCATGAAGGAGACCGCCGAGGACAAAGCGGTTTCCGATGGCGCCTACGGCGTCGCCGCCGGTGAGCTGAAGCAGTTCATCGAACGTTTTGAGCGCCTCGAGATCGAGAAGAAAGAGGTCGCAGACCAGCAGAAGGAGGTCATGGCCGAGGCCAAGGGGCGCGGCTACGACACCAAGGTCATGCGCAAGGTCATCGCCCTGCGCAAGCGGGACCCCGATGACGTCGCCGAGGAAGAGGCGGTGTTCGAGATGTACAAAGCTGCGATGGGGATGGCGTGATGGAGACATTCAACCATCTCCCGCCCGAACATCTGGAAGCCGCCGGACAAGCGCGGCTTGGCGCCAGCGCGCCCCGGAAATCCGCAGCCTTTCCTCCCCTCAGAGATCAAGAGGGCCAGGTCTTCGGCGAGGGCTCGCAGAGGCAGCCCCGCGCCGCACGCGCGCCGTTGCCGTCGGGCTGGTGGGCAGCGGTCCTGATCTTCGGCATCATCGTGACCGGCGGCATGTGGGTGATCTGCGCCGCGGTCGAGCAGCTTGGCGTGATGATCCGCGCGATGGCGGCGTTCCTCGAGGCGCTGTTCTGATGCGAGACACCTTCGACTTCCCAGACGAGGTTCGCGACATGCTCGACGCGGGCGCCCTCTTCGCCGTGAACCACAGCGCGGGCAAGGACAGCCAGGCAATGCTGATCGCCCTGCGAGATATGGGAGTGCCCGATGACCAGATCCTCATCGTGCATGCCGATCTGGGCGAGGTGGAGTGGCCAGGGAACCTCGAGCACATCCGCGACACCGCAGGCGATCTCGAGCTAATCATTGCCAGATCGCGCCGGACGTTCCTTGAGATGGTCGAGCAGCGCGGGATGTTTCCGAGCCCCAGTCAGAGGCAATGCACGTCCGACTTGAAGCGTGGACCTATCCAGCGCGAGCTGCGGCGATACCTAAAGGCGAACCCGCGCTTCGGCGGGCGGATCGTCAACTGCATGGGGATGCGGGCGCAGGAAAGCGCGGCGCGCGCCAAGAAGCCTGCCCTTCGCTTCTCCGAGGCAAACAGCAAGGCCGGGCGGACCTGGTATGACTGGCTTCCGATCCACGACTGGACGGAGGAAGAGGTCTTCGCGTGGATCGCCTACGCCGGCCAGAAGCCGCACTGGGCCTACGCCAAGGGCATGAGCCGCCTGAGCTGCCGCTTCTGCATCATGGCTTCCGCCTGCGACCTCACCACATCAGCAAAGCTCAACCCGGACCTATACCGCCGCTACGTCGAGCTGGAGAAGCGTATCGGCCATACGCTCAGCATGTCGCGGCGCGGGCTCGAAGAGGTTACCGGGGTGGCCGCATGAGTGGCGTCGCCCACCAAATGCCCCGGATTGGGGGGACATTTTCCAAACCGGGGCTACTGGTAATGCAAAAGTGCTGTCTTCAAAAGTTTACCCTCCCCTTCAGCACCGGGAAAATTCCGGCGCTAGTTCCCGAAGGATCGTCGGGCGCATCAGCCCACTCACGGACCTCGTTCACGCTGCGTCACTTTCTTGCCTCAGTCGAGAAGGCTCATCCTCAGATTGCTAAGATTCCTGTGGATAACAACCGCCGGAAAATCGGCTCTCTAGATGTGGTGGGAGTGGCAGCATGACCGTCTACGTCGACGACATGTACCGCACCGAGATGGGCCGCTTCCGGCACATGAAGATGAGCCACATGATCGCGGACAGCACCGACGAGCTGCTCGCCATGGCTGACCGGATCGGCCTGAATCGGAAATGGCTGCAGATGGCCGGCACCGCTGAAGAGCACTTCGACATCGGCATGGGATTGCGCGCCAAGGCAGTAGCCGCCGGTGCGGTCGAGATCAGCATGCGCGAGCTCGCGATGAAGTGCCAGGCGCGGAGGTCACCACCATGACCGACCTCTACACCGCCTTCGTCATCATCTGCGCCGCGATCCGCCCGGTCCACATGCTGATGAGGCTACCCGCCGCCAGAGCGCGCCGCCGCCTGATCCAGCAGTTCTACCAAACCCGAAACCACCGGAGCCAACTATGAAACTCAGACTGATATCCGCCGCCGCAGCGATGACCATGCTTCTCGCAGCATCGTCCTGCGAACCTGCATCCGACGTCGCCTCCCGCAACCTCTCTACGGCGGCCGACAACTTCGAGGTGCCGCGGCGGATCACCTTCTACAACGGGATCACCGATCAAGTGGTGCTGGTGACGGAGGGCTTCTGCTCGCTCGGCAACAAAGACACTGACCGCCGCATGTCGGTCACCTGCAAGACCGGCCCGAACAAGTACCTGAAGAACTACCTCGGGCTATCGGACAACGTCTTCTTCGTCTCCGAGCAGCTGGTGGAGGTGAACGCGTCGGAGTTCCACTACCGGCTCGTGTTCCGCCCGCAAGCGATGATCGCCGACATCGATTTCCAGGGCAGCGCCGACGAGCTCACCAGCAACAAGAACTCCGACGGCTGAGCCGTCGCGCCCAACCCACTAAGGAGCCCAGTGATGCCAAGGCAGGTCCAATGCGGTGATTGCGGGATGATCACCTCCAGCCCATGCGCGCACCCAGACTGTGGACTGCGCCCACCGACACCGAAGGCCCGCCAACGAACCGCGGAGGAAGCCATGAAGCGCTACAAAATCACAATCGAAGAGATCGGCGAAGAGGTCCGCACTATCGGAAAGAATTGGGAGCGAGGCGCAGGCGGAAGCCCCGAGGAGTTCGGCTACACCCCCGAGACCCAAGCTACCCGCCAGTACAGCCGCACGATCTACGAGCAGACCGTCGAAGACCTCGACATGGCAAGCGTCGTCAGCGTTGTGAACGGCCTGTCCAGCTAGCCCCGGAGGCACCATGGGATACATCCCGAGAATAGGCGTCGCCCCCTGCCCAGCGTGTCACAGCATCTGCGGCGGCCCGAAGCTCCGCCATCGGTTCCGCTGGCGAACCGGGTTCTGGGTCAGGCTCGAATGCGCTTGCGGCATTGCCGGTGCTTGGCAGCGGGATGAGACCAGCAACGCGCCATGGAACGTCGCCGCCAGAGGCTGGAGCCTTATCGCCGGAGACTGGCCGATGACACCGCCACCACCGAAACCTTCCAGCTAACCCCACAATACGGAGGAACCCTCATGGGATGCGACATCCACATCGTCCTTGAGCGGCGCCGCAACGGACAGCCCAAATGGATCGGAGAATACTGCTCCGACAACCACCCCGTCGTCGGGCGCAACCTCAGAGCACGACAGCGCGATTATGGCTTCTTCGGGCGACTCGCGCACGTAAGGCATCACCCTGAAGAGGGCCCTCACCACTACCCGCAAAACCTGCCGCGCGACGTGAGTGATCTGGCCTGGGACCAATACATGCGCTGCCCTACCGACTACCACACCCCGTCGCATCTCAGCGTGCCTGATTTCTGCGAGGCATACTTGGCCGAGAACCCGAATGACCCGCAAATCCGCGCGGAGCACGTCGCCTTCGATCTGCTTGGCGTCGATAGCGAAGAGGACTGCGAATACCGCGTAGTCTTCTGGTTCGACAACTGAATCCATCCACCCCCGGAGATCGGAATGACGCACAGCGGAACTCACCGCCCCTACCGGCCCAGCAATGGGACAGAGGGCGACACCTTCATGGCGGGATGGTGCGCAAACTGCGCTCTCGCCGACTACGAAGGCGACGGATGCACGATCCAGCTTCGCGCCTTGGCCCACAGCATCGACGAGCCTGAATACCCGGCGGATTGGAACCACACCAACGGCGGCGAGCCGCAATGCACCGCCTTCAGAACAGAAGCAGAATCCGAGCCAAGGTGCCGCGAGACGCTGGACATGTTCGATCGGCTCGAAGACCAGCCCGCCCAACCAAGGAGAGCACAGTGAGCGAGCAAGTATTCTTTGCGCAAGATGCAGAGGGCACCCTGCGCCGTTGGCACCCGACGCCGGAGATGATGCGAGGCAACGAAATGGCCCGCGCGATCCGAGGCGGAAGCCCAGGTAACCATGTCGCCTACCTAATCGAGTTCCTCGCCGCGAGGCTTGTCGAGGTCTACGGCGAAAACGAGCGCATGGACTTCATCCTCGCAGCTAGGGAGCGCGCGGCGATGCTGCGCAGAGCACTCCCGGACACCACACCTAACCCCGGAGACGCTTCATGGGACAGATGAGCCGCAGAGGATTCCTTGGCAGATCGACGGCCCTAGCCGTCTCCGCCATGATGCCGATACCCAAGGCGATGGCTCTCGTCGCTCAGGATACCCCTGCTCTGCGCTGGTTCGCGGTGGGGGACGACGAATTTCTCTGGCCGTATCTCAGCACCTCAATGGAGGGCGCCATCCGGCAGCACGCCGAGGAGAACGGATATACGGTCGGAGACGAGTGCCCGGACTGCGGCGAGATGAGCTGCACCGATCACAACGCCGATCTTAGCGCTCCGCTTCCTTGGCTTGAGGATTACAGCTTCGCCTTCGACAGCAGACTCCCAGTGGATCGCGAGCCCTCTCTGGCGGAATGGATCAAGGCCGGATGCAACGTGCCCTGCGAGGCCTGCGACTACGGCGAGCCGACAGAATGCCGGATGTTCCAAGGCCAAGCGCTTTGCGAGGAGTGCTTGCAGGAAGCGCGGACCGAGCGCCTCGACAGAATGGTGGGCACTCAACCAGGCACGCCGACAAATCAACCGCGCTGGCTGTGGCACGGCGAACCGGCGAGGCACGCATGACTAGAACCCTAGGCGATGCTTTGCCCGCCGCTATCCACCGCATTCGCGAAGAGGTCCTGCCCGCTAGCCAGAGCATCTGGCCCGCAGGGCAACCGGCCATCCAGCTGGTGATCAATCCCGCGCTTCTAGAAGCCGTGGACGCGCTTGCGTCCGGCGACGTCGTGCGAATGGCCCGCGCCCATCAGGCGCTGGTCGACATCAAAGTCTGAGACCGTCAGGAGACACCATGAGCCGCATAATCTGCATCTACCACGCGAACTGCGCCGACGGCTTTACCGCGGCATGGTGCGTCCGCTGGGCGCTTGGTGAGACTGTCGAGTTCATCCCAGCCAGCTATGGCGAAGACCCGCCGGAGGTCGGCGGCGCGGACGTGATCATCGTGGACTTCAGCTACAAGCGGCCCGCCATGGAGGAGCTGGCAGCATCCGCGAAGTCTGTCCTCGTTCTGGATCACCACAAGACCGCCGAGGCCGACTTGGTGGCGCTGCCCCTGACGCAGGACACGTGGCGCCAGCACCTTCGCTGCGGCGTTCGGCTCGCGACTCAGTTCGACATGCAGCGTTCCGGCGCCCAGATGGCATGGGACTATTTTTGCCAGGGCGACCGCCCCACACTGGTCAACTACGTCGCGGACCGCGACTTGTGGAGATGGGAACTGGCGGCCTCGCGCGAAGTATCCGCAGTCATCGGGTCCCTCGAGCACAGCTTTCAGGGCTGGGATGCCCTCGCTGCTCGCCTCGAGGACCACCAAGCGATGATCCGGCTTATCGACGAGGGCGCCGCGATCTTGCGTGCGCACGATAAGATGGTCGACCAGGTAACCGACGCGCATCGCCACATGGTCATCGGCGGGCACCGCGTGCCGGTCGCGAATGCGCCCTATGCGCTGGCATCAGACGCGGCAGGAAAGCTCGCCGAGGGGAACCTGTTCGCCGCCACCTACTTCGACGGCCCGAAGGGGCGGACCTTCTCGCTGCGGTCTCGCGGCGGGGGCCTCGACGTGGCCGAGATCGCTGCACAATACGGCGGGGGCGGCCACAGGAACGCGGCAGGCTTCAAAGCGGCGCAGGGCTGGGAGGGAGATGCACCATGTTCGGCGGTATAGAGATCATCGCTGTAGAGCCCGGCACGGAGATCGAGCACGAGGGCAAGAAGCTCACCGTGACCGAGACCAATGCCGTGCAGATCGGGAAACGCATGTACATGACCGAGGCGCACGTCGTAGCGCTCAAGGCTCAGGGCAAGAAGGAAGCCGCGGCCATGCCGCTTTTCGGAGGGAAATTGTAACCATGGCGGTGACCAGGCTTTTACCTATCCCCGAAGCCGCAGACATGCTCGGCGTTCCGCCCGGCTCACTGAGGACCGCGGCTGACAAACACGGGAAAACGATCAGAATGGGACGCGCCGTGCGGCTGCACCCCGACGACCTAGAGGAGCTGTGCAAGCTATGCCGAGACGATCCCAAGGCCCCCGCCTTCACTGGCGAGAAAGATCAGGCCGAGCCTCATACTGGGAAATCCGGGACACCGGAGATGTCCGGATCTCGACGAGCACTGACAGCCGCGCAAAAGCTGAAGAAGCTCTCCAAGACTACCTCGACCGTAAGCTCCGCCCAAGTGGTCCCGCTCGGCCGCAGGAACTGACGGTCGGCCAAGTGCTCGAATACTACGCCGAGGAGCACGCGCCTCAGACCGCCGACCCGGCCCGGATCGCCTACGCCATCGAAGCGCTCGCCCCGTTCTGGGGCAGCATCTTCGTGAGCGAGGTGAAGGGCGCGCTCTGCCGCCGGTACGCCTCGCAGCGGGTCCACAAGAAAACCGGCAAGCCCATTGCGGCTGGCACTGTGCGGCGCGAGCTGGGCACGCTGCAGGCCGCGCTCAGGCACGCCGCCGCCGAGGGGCACCTGATCGGCACCGCTCCAATCGTGAAGCTGCCCGCGAAGCCGGACGCGAAAGAGCGCTGGCTGACCCGCCAGGAGGCGGCATGGCTGCTGCGCGCGGCCCGCAAGCTCAACAGCGACGGTCGGCACCTGCAGGACTTCATCCTCTGCGGCCTCTACACCGGCAGCAGGAAGGCGACGATCCTCGCCCTGCACATCGACACACCGTCGATCAGCGGCGGGCACATCGACACCGTGAACGGGCTGCTCTACCGGAAGCCGCAGGGGAAGATCGAGACCAAGAAGAAGCAAGGCGTGGCCCGGCTCTCCGGCAAGTACCTGTCCAAGGTCCGACGGCAGGCGAAGAACGGGCGGCACTACGTGGTCGAGCGCACCATCACGCGCAAGGGTAAGGAGACACGCGCCATGGTCGGCGACATCCGCAAGGGCTGGGCGCGCGCCATCGAGCTCGCCGAGGATATGGCGGCGAAGAAGGATATCAAGCTCGACCTCACGGACGTGACCCCGCACACGCTCAAGCACACCGCGATCACGTGGGCCCTGCAGAGCGGCGCGGACATGTGGTCCGCCGCCGGGTACTTCTCGACCTCGATGGAGACCCTGGAAGAGGTATATGGCCACCACCATCCAGATTGGCAGAAGGGCGCCAGTGAGGCGGCAGGAAAGGCGGGTAAGGCATGAAATGCGAGCACTATGCTATTCAGGCACGTCCGGACAGAAAGTGGTGCTGCATCAGGTGCGGTAAGGTCGCGACTCTACAATATTTCGAATCCAGATGAGGGGCGAATAGATGCTTGATATCCTGCAGTTCTATGTGTCTGGCTTCTGGGTTTGGTTGGGGCTGACAATCGGCCTGTCGCTGGTCGTCAAGATGATTGCGTTGTTGGTTCTTGGGCTTGCCGGGGTAATCCGCGGCGGCAACATCACCATCGAATAGTTCAGAAAGGAGGACACATGCTCAGCAATCCAGGAACGGAGGCGCGCGAGCGCGAGGTGGATCAACTATTAGGTGCCCTTCGCGAGCGCCTAGTCCGAGGCGAGTGGTCTCGGATCACCATCGAGAACGGCCTCGAATACGTGGATGGTCGCGATGGGTGGGAGGACCCGCAGCCTAATGGCTCCTTCATGCTGCATGCGGAAGCGCTGAGTAGCCCGCGCCAGGTGATCTCGGAACACAAGGAGGCCAAGCGGTGA